TACTTCAAGTAGAAGATAGTAGAATTTGTCGGCTACCCGCCAAGCGGCCCCGACGTAACCGAAGCGGCTACCCACAGCCAAGTGGCCCCGCAAGATGAGGTATAAAACAAATGGCAAAAGCAAGAGGCCATCGTGCCAACAAACCAAACGATTCGTTTGGAACAATCAATAGCGAAAATCTATATCGTGGTAAATATCGCGATGAAGTCTACGAAGACGATGACGAGACGCAAAAAACTGTAGAAGCAACGGACCCCTCAGAAGAGGCTACTCCCAAAGAAGCCAGTTTTGTCGAAGAAAAGTCGAGCGACGACGGACACGATTACAAAAAACGCTATGATGACCTGAAACGACACTACGACTCTAAAGTCAACGAGTTCAAACAAGAAATCGAAGACTTGAAATCTGCAGTGAACAGTAAGGCGGTGGAAATGCCTACGGGCGTTAGAGCACCACGAACGCAAGAAGAACTCGACGAGTTCAAAGAGCGTTACCCTGATGTTTACGAGATGGTACAGAGTGTTTCATCAGTTCAAACCGAAGCACAGGTTGCACAACTACGTGAAGAACTGGGTCAGATTAAAGAACGTGAAAAAGAGTTGGAAAAGCAGAAAGCCTACGAGGAACTGCTCCGTCTTCAACCTGATTTCAACGAACTGAAAGCCGACCAAAAGTTTCTTGACTGGTTAGAAGAACAACCCGCTTCAATCTCAGACGGCATCTACAAAAATAGTACAGATGCTCGATGGGCGGCACGAGTAGTTGACCTTTATAAGGCTGACACAGGCTCAACCAAGAAGAAATCCAAACAGCCATCCGCTGCTGATGCAATCACAAGAAACCCTGCGAGGGATGTGAAATTGAATGCAACCGATGGTAAAAGACTTTGGAAGGCTTCTGAAATCGGCAAACTAAAACCGTGGGAGTTTGAAAAGTTCGAAAGTGAACTAGACCAAGCACGGGCAGAAGGCCGAATCGATTACAACAACTAACCTAACCTCTAAGGAAGGATAAACCAATGGCTTTTGATAGCGCATCAGGTTATAATAACCTGCCTTCCGGTAACTTTACACCGGAAATCTTTAGTCAAAAGGTTCTCAAGTTCTTCCGTCGCGCTTCGGTTGCGGAAGACATCACCAACACCGACTACGCTGGCGAAATTGAGAACTTTGGCGACACGGTTCGCATCATCAAAGAACCGACAATCACTGTATCCGCATACTCTCGCGGTTCTGTGGTTAACCCACAAGACCTTGCCGACGACCAAACCACTATGGTTGTCGACCAAGCAAACGCATTTGCGTTCAAGATTGACGACATCGAAGAGCGTCAGTCACACGTTAACTTCGAAGCACTTGCTACTTCTTCAGGCGCATACTCCCTGAAGCGCAAGTACGACGCTAACGTCCTCGATGCAATGGCAACCAACGCTGGTCTGACTGGCGAATCAGGTGCTTCCGTTACTCAGGTATCTGGTATCGGTACGCTTGGTTCAGCACTCGACATCGGTGGTGCTACCACTCCGGGCGACACTGCCATCAACACCATGTTGGCAATGGCTGAAGCCCTCGACAACGAATCCGTTCCAGAAGAGAACCGTTGGTTCGTTGCTCCTCCAGCATTCTATAAGCACCTCTTCTCTGCTGGTGCTAAGTTCGCTGAAGTTCAGGTTACTGGCGACGCAACTTCACCGCTGCGTAATGGTCTGGTATCACTGGGCAACATTGCTGGCTTCCAGTGCTACAAGTCAACTGCCCTCGTTTCCAACGGTGGTACTGACCAAGTAACACTGTCAGGCTTGGCAACCGACGGAACTGAGAACGTCATTCTTGGCGGTCACATGTCCGCAACTGCAACTGCTTCGCACATCGCGAAGACCGAAGTTGTACGTTCAACCGAAACCTTCAGCGACATCGTTCGCGGTCTTCATGTGTTTGGTCGTAAAGTCCTTCGCCCTGAAGCCATCGTTCGCGGTGTTGTTAGCTTAGACTAATAGGGAGACTAGATAATGGCTACTTACACTGTAACTAATGCTGCTGCTGGCGTCCCTGTCGGTATCAAGCCTCAACTCGTTGAAGTTGTTCTGGACTTTTCCACCACCAACCTCGTTGCTGGTACGGATGTTGTTCAGGCAATCGAAATGAACGCTAACACTCTTGTCCTTATGGCAGGTGTTGAAATCCTGACTGCAGGTGGTGCAGGTTCGCTCATCGACTTGGGCGACACTGACGAGGACCTTTGGGTCTCTGACCTCGACGGTAACACCGCTAACGGCGTAGAAATGAGTGCTACTCCGAAGCTGTACACTGCAGCCGACACCATCGACCTGTCTGCTGACACTGCTGACTTTGCTGGCAAGGTTCGCGTGTTTGCTCTTATGGCAGAAATGGGTGCAGGTGAAACTGCTGCAGCCTTCGCCTAATCTAACGTCTTGGGGGCAGGGGCAACTTTGCCCCCTTGACATCTTTTAATTTATATGTTATAAGCAATCAACCTTGCCGGGGGTAAACCCAATATGAGCATTACATATCGCGGTGAGAAGTTCGCAGGATACAACAAACCAAAACGAACTCCCAGCCATCCAAAGAAAAGTCACGCCGTACTCGCCAAAGAAGGTGAAAAAGTACGGCTTATTCGTTTTGGGGAACAGGGAGCCAAAACAGCAGGTAAACCAAAGGCTGGTGAATCTGACCGCATGAAAAAGAAACGGGCTTCATTTAAGGCTCGACACGCAAAGAACATAGCACGAGGCAAAATGTCAGCGGCATACTGGGCCAACAAGGAGAAGTGGTGATGTTAGAAGCCCTAATCGGTCCTGTCTCTGGTTTACTTGATAAATTTATTGAAGACAAAGACCAAAAAGCAAAACTGGCTCACGACCTTGCTACGATGGCAGAACGCCATGCCCAAGAATTGGCAAAAGGTCAACTTGAAATCAACGCTGCAGAAGCAAAGCATCGTTCAATCTTCGTTGCAGGGTGGCGTCCGTTTATTGGTTGGACATGTGGTATCGCCTTGGCTTGGCACTTTGTCCTTGCACCCGTTGTAATCTTCGGGGCCGGATACGCAGGTGTCGCACTCCCAGAGTTGCCAACCTTTGACATGGATAGCCTAATGACCGTGTTGCTGGGTATGCTAGGGCTTGGTGGTTTACGAACATTTGAAAAAGCAAAGGGATTAACCAAGTGAGCGCGAAGCAAATCCTCGAATGGAAAATCCTACCCCGCTTCATGATGCTAGTAATGACCTTGATGAGTTGGCGTTGTGCAGAGTGGTTTATGAACTTGGAAGACCCGACAGCACCACAATCAGCCTTTGTAAGCGTTGTAATGGGTGCTATGACAGGTGCGTTTGGCATTTGGATGGGCAACGAACACAAGAAAACCTAGCAGATTGAACATCTCATGTTAAAAAAACAAGGAAGTTTTAACAGATGAAGTACAACATCAGCAGCCTCTTGGACAAGGTTATCGAACACGAAGGTATGGTATGCCAAGTGTATCAAGACACCTTGGGCATCGACACCATCGGTATCGGTCGCAATCTTCGTGACCGTGGTATCTCCAAAGAAGAACTGGAGTACATGGATATTCCTCACATTGACCTTGTTTACCGCGATGGTATCACAGAGGCAGATGCCCGCTACCTTGCAATGAACGACATCAAGATTGTGGAACAGGAACTGGTTGCCGTTCATCCTTGTGTTGAAAACCTAGATATGGTTCGCCAGATGATTCTTGTAGACATGGCATTCAACATGGGTGTGCCTCGCTTGTCCAAGTTCAAGAAGATGTGGTACGCCATTCACGACGGTAATTTTGAATCCGCAAGTTATGAGATGATTGACTCGAAGTGGGCGATGCAAGTAGGCAACCGCGCACACCGTTTAGCGGAAGCAATGCGAACAGGAGAATTCTAATGCCCTTGACCAAAAAAGGCCAAGAAATAATGAAGTCGATGAAACGTACTTATGGGGGCAAGAAGGGTGAACAAGTCTTCTACGCAACAGCCAATGCTGGCAAAATCCGGGATGTTGAAGAGAAAGCGAAAGGCGGCAAAGTTGGAAAAGGTCGCAAATCGTCGGGCAGTAAAACGAAGAGCAAAAGTCGAGTTAATGAGGCTGGCAACTATACTCAGCCCGGAATGAGAAAACGGTTATTTGAACGTATCAAGGCTGGTAGTAAGGGCGGTAAGCCGGGTCAGTGGTCCGCACGTAAAGCACAACTGCTTGCATCCGAGTACAAAAAGGCCGGGGGCGGCTACAAGTCTTAGCCATGCTCCACGTCTTTCTTCTTCTGGTCTACTTGGGTACGGGAGAAGACCGACAATTAATTAGCAACGACATGTACTTTGAGGACATCAACCGTTGCAATTTTTTTGCCAAAGAACTTGCGAGGCGGTACGGAAATTTTAGGTTTGATGACTGGATAGATTCGCGGGACAGGGTTACAACCTATTGTGTTCCTAAGTATTTGAAACGTGGTACGGTGGAGGTGTACTGATATGTTAGCCGAACTTGCCGCAGCCAACGCAGCCTTTGCCGTTATCAAGCAAGCCGTATCCAACGGACGTGACATTGCAACCGTTGGGCAACACATCGCCCAGTTCGTGGGAAGCCAAGACGACCTACGACGCAAGGTTGAGAAAAAGAAACGCAGCCCGTTTCATCAGGGCAACGACTTTGAAGAGTTTATGGCCCTCGAAGCCATCCGTGAAAAAGAAGAAGAACTTAAGCAATACATGATTTACGCTGGACGTCCCGGACTGTGGAACGACTGGCTCAAGTTCCAAGCCCAAGCCCGTAAGGACCGACAGGCGGCAGAGGAACAACGCAGAAAAGACAGGGAACGCTTGCTGGAGATTATCGCACTTTCGGTTGCCTGTATCGTTGGTGTTGGTATCTTTGCTATTATAATCTACGCTGCAATGAAAGCACGTGGATTGATTTCTTGACATCAGCAGATAAATAAGTTACAATAGTGTAACAGGAGACAACCTTTGATTCAATTAGCCGTAGACGCACTTTCGCATAAGTATCGCGCACAGATGCTCGATGCAGAGTACACGTTCAAAAACTACCTTATCAACCCTGCAGCAATTGGCGAACATCCCCAGTTGCTAGAAGAGATGGACAAGGCCCTCGAACGCTGGGATACAGCGCGGGGTAAACTAGAAGCAATTAACGCATTGGTACAGCAGAATAATGCCCCTCAAGAAGAGCCAGAAATCACTGAAAGCGTGGACTAAGCAGAAGTGGCGTACCAAGTCCGGTAAGCCATCTACGCAAGGTCCAAAAGCAACAGGCGAACGCTACCTTCCTGAGAAAGCTATCAAGGCTTTGTCTGCAAAGGAATATGCTGCTACCACCCGCGCCAAGCGTAAGGCTACGAAGGCTGGTAAACAGGTAGCAAAACAACCGAAGAAGATTGCCAAGAAAACCAAAGCGTACAGGAAAGTCTGATGTCAATTACATCTTATCCTAATTTGGTTCGTCTTTCTAGCACAGGCAATGGTAATCAGGTTTCTATTGGCGGTACGAACGTAGATGCTTTTGGAAGGTTGCGAACCGCACAGCCCTTTACGCTTTTTGATAGTCAGAATAGATTTGGTATAGACCCACAGTTCGATACCTCGACAACAGGTAGCGGTGCTACATCTCACCTTGCTAATGAGAGCAGTGTGCAGATGTCTGTTACTACTGCGTCAGGTGATGAGGTCATTCGCGAAACCAAGCGAGTATTTCCATATCAGCCGGGTAAGAGTCTTCTTGTGATGGCTACCTTCGTGTTCGCGGCCCAGCAAGAAAACTTGCGCCAACGTGTAGGATACTTCGGTGCTAATGACGGCGTATACTTCGAACAGAATGGTACGGACGTACGTTTTGTGGTACGCACCTCAACAAGTGGTAGTGCCGACGACACACGCTATGTATCTCAGTCCAGTTGGAATGTAGATAAGTTGGATGGCACAGGTCCAAGTGGATACACATTAGATGTAACAACCACGCCTAGCGCACAAATACTGTTTATGGATTTTGAGTGGCTTGGTGTCGGAACGGTACGGTGTGGTTTTGTTATCAACGGTGAGTTCATTGTTTGCCACAAGTTCCACAACGCGAACAGTCTCGATAAGGTGTACATGAAGACGGCTATCTTGCCGATACGTTACGAGATTACAGCCACAGGCACGTTGTCTAGTTCCGCATCCATGAAACAAATTTGTTCCAGCGTTATTAGTGAAGGCGGATACCAGCAAGTAAATGCGTTGAGTTGGGCAAGGATGACTACCGACACAACGGTAACAACCTCGTTTGAACCACTTGTGTCCATCAGATTAAACTCAGGCAGTCTGGACGCTGTTGTACTGCCAGCGTATTACACAGTCTTTCCTATTCCGAACAACGTCGATTACGAGATTGCCCTTATTAAAAATCCGACACTTACGGGTGCTTCTTACGATACCAGCACTTTTGACAATGTAGACTTCGATGTCAGTGCAACGGCTCTTTCCGGTGGAACAATCGTATTGCAAAACTATACAAAGGGTACTAACCAATCTTCAGGGGACGCCATAGTTCCCACAGGCTACAACTTCGACCTTCAAATTGGGCGAACCATATCTGGCACAAGCGATGTCTATACTCTGGCTGCACGAACCATTTCAGGAACTGACGACATCATTGGCTGTCTGGCATTTTGGGATTTAACCTCATGAGCGAACGTAAAAAACGAACCCTTGCTCTCGAACTAACCACCTCGAACCAAGACATCTACACGGTTCCCGGTCGATTCAACACCGACGTAAACAGCATCTACATTAACAATGCGTCGGGAAGCACCGTTACATTTAGCCTCGATTGGTACGAAGCAGCGACAACCACGTACCACACCCTCGCTGAAACCGTCGAGTTACCTGCCAACTCCCTGTTGCAGATTACCGACTACCCCCTATTCCTTGTAAAGGATGACAAGATTCGCGGCCTTGCTAGTGCAAACAGTGCCGTGAATATTTCAATCTCGCTAGAAGAATACTACGAGACTTCACTTTAAACCTGCCTAAGAGGAGATACCCCAATGGCAATCACAACTGCTATGTGCAACAGCTTCAAGCAGGAAATCTTGGGCGGTACACATGATTTGGATACCGACGTTATCAAGCTAGCCCTGATTAAAGCTACCCCGACTGGTACGTACAATGCCAGCACAACCAACTATTCCGACGTAACAGGCAACTCTGACGAAGCATCCGGAACAGGATACTCTGCTGGGGGCCAGACTCTTGATGGAGCATCTATTACTCTCGACAGTTCGACAGCCATCGTTGATTTTACCGATGAAGTATTCAGTAACGTTACCCTTTCTGCTGACGGTTGTATCATCTACAACTCGTCGCAGGGTAACAAGGCTATTGCTGTCATCGATTTTGGTGGTACGGTGTCCGCTACTGCTGGTGACCTCACCATTGAATTTCCTGCTGCTGACGCATCTAACGCCGTTATCCGCATCGCCTAAGGAATCGGAACATGGCGTTCTATGACTCCTCAGATGCTATTTACGGTACTGGTGTATATGGCTCTCCTCTTTATGGAGTCGTAGCACCTAACGTTGCATTAAGTGGAGTTGTTGGAACAGGGTCGGTTCAAACTGTTGCAATCAACGGTTTTGAGATTGACCTGTCAGAACGGCTAGGGAGTGTTAGTGCTACAGGTGCGGTTAACACACTAACAATCAACATCGTTGAATCTCTTGGTAGTGTTAGTGCTACAGGTTCTATTGGAACCGTCGAACCGAGAGTTAGCGAACCAGTTGATAGCGTATCTGGTACGGGTTCCGTTGGAACTGTTCAGGTCAACATCGACGAAAAGATTTCCGGAGTATTCGCAACAGGAAGCATCGGAAGTCTGACAGTTCATACCACTGCTGGTATATCTGGAGTATCTGCAACAGGTTCTATCGGAACCATCGAGCCACAGATAACGGTTCGCATATTGGGTGTCTCTGCGACAGGTTCAGTAGGAACCGTAGAAGACCAACCAACGGAAAAACTAGGTAGTGTATCTGCAACAGGTTCTATCGGAACAGTCCAACCCGTAGTCAGTTTCTCCGTAGAACTTATCGGAACGGTTGGTACGACGGCACTTGGAACAATCGAACCGAAGGTCGACGAACCTCTTTCGAGCGTATCAGCAACATCTTTCGTCGGTTCGCTTACAGTACACGTTGCAAAACAAATTGCCGGAGTTCAAGGTACGTTTACCCTGAATCTTCCCGCACCTAGCGATGCAATAACGGTATTCGATGCCAACGCCTACGACATCAAGAATGTTGTTTACGTCGTTCCAAACGCCTTAGTGCTTAGGTCCGTAGACACCGGAGCCGCTTCCGACGCCTACAACAGAACACGGATGGTTACCGTTATACCGTCTGCGCTTCTACTCCGCTCAGTAGACACCGGAGCAGCAGCAGACGCCTACAACAGAACACGGGTTGTTACTGTTCTTCCAAAACAAACAAGTTCGCACAGAAAGGCAGCGTAATGTCTCTTAAATGGCCCGACAAAGACCCCGACGACCAACTGGACTACTCTGTTAATTGGGGTCCGGCTCTCGACGGCGACACCATCTCATCCCTCGTCTGGAAAATCTACGACGAGAACGGTACGCTACAAACTTGGTCAGATAGCCAGATTGTAAACGGCTTGCAACTTATTAGTCGAACCAACACAACCACCGTTGCCACAATCTACTTGGGCAGCGGTACTGCTTTTACAACGTACAAGATTGTTTGCCGGATGACAGCTAGTGATGCAACGGTTCGCGAACAAGAAGTACGTATTCGTGTGGTGGAGAAAAACTGATGGCCTATAACTACCTATCCCTTGCTAATGAGATATGCCGCCGCTTGAACGAAACGGAATTAACATCGAGCAACTTTGCAACAGCCAACGGTTTTTACGCACAAATCAAGGATGCCGTGAATGCTTCCATCCGCGACATCAACCAAAAACATTTCAACTGGCCTTTCAACCACAACTCTGACGACATCACCTTGACTGCAGGTGAGTTGCGCTACCCGCTACCAGAGAACGCCAAGTACACAGATTTTGATACGGTACGCTTGGCACGGAACACCACTCTTGGCGTGGGGTCTGCAAAACGCTTAAAGCAGATGTCCTACGATGAATACGTCGACCGTTACATCGACCAAGAGTACGAAACCGACACCACCAAAGGTCAGGCTCCTGAATACATCATACGTTCGCAGGACGGTGACATCATCGTTGCTCCAATGCCTGATGCAGCCTACACAATCGAGTATGAATTTTTTATGTTCCCGGCTGACCTCGAAGCGTACGACGATGTTCCGTCAATTCCGTTCCGGTTTAAGCACGTTATTGTTGACGGGGCGATGTACCATTCGTATATGTTCCGTGACAATCTCGAATCCGCCAGCATTTCTCTCCGCAAGTTCGAAGACGGAATCAAACAAATGCGGACTCTTCTTGTAAACGAAAACATATATGCTAGGGCTGTCTAATGCCTGACCGTTGGCAAACTTACCCATTCGAGTTTAAGGGCGGACTCATCACGAACTTGTCTCCTTTCCAACAAGGTATTCAGGCTCCGGGTTCGGCACGTATTCTTCGTAACTTTGAACCTTCCGTGTTTGGTGGCTACCGCCGCATCGAAGGGTACGAAAAGTTCGACACCAATACCGTGACCAACTCTGGCAATGTTCGCGGGATTGTGCGCTACGACGACAAGGTGTTCGCAGGACGGGGAGATGGTTTGTTCTTTTCAACGGGTTCGGGTTGGACAGAGGTGACCGACAACGCTACATATAGCAGTGGCGGCATCGTTCTTGGAGGTTCGGGTAAGATTCGCTTCCTCAAGTACAACTTCGACGGTACGGACAAACTGATGGTTGTTGATGGGACGGGTAAGCCGTTCAGGTTCGATGGAACAACCTTCGAGCAGTTGACAGCCCTTCCATCCGACACATCTGGTTCGAGCCACATCGTAAACTTCAAGAACCACGTATTTCTTGGAAATGGCAAAAATCTCGTTTTTTCTGCCCCATACGAAGATGATGACTTTACAAGTGCGAGTGGTGGTGGTATAATAAACATAGCCGATACCATCACAGGTTTGATTGTTTTCCGTGACCAACTGATTGTTTTTAGCGAAAACACCATCAACCGCTTGGTTGGTAACAGCATTGCAGACTTCCAACTGCAGCCCGTATCGCGGGACTTGGGGTGTGTTGCTGAAGATACGATTCAGGAAATTGGCGGGGATGTTGCCTTCTTGGGTCCGGACGGTATCCGTCTCTTTTCCGCAACAGACCGGGTAGGTGACTTCAGTCTTGGTGTGATATCCAAACCTATCCAGACTGAGATGCTTGACCTCATCTCGTCTAGCCCCGGCGGGTTTACGAGCACGGTTATTCGGGAGAAGAGCCAGTATCGCCTGTTTGGTTACAACGCCGCTTATAGTAACGCTGCCGCAAAAGGAATCGCGGGAACACAGTTGCAGGAAGGTATCTCGTGGAATGACATGCGAGGTATCAACGCTTACGTAACCTTCAGTGAGTACGATGGGTTTGCGGAGCGAATCTACTTTGCGGCATCCGACGGGTATGTTTATCAGATGGAGCAGGGCAATACGTTCGACGGGGTAGATATCCCAGCAACCTTTGCTACTCCGTTTGTACCCCTGAACGACCCAAACGTACGCAAAACGATTTACAAGGGAACTACATATTTGGACGTCAACGGGGATTTCGACCTCGAATTCTCTCTCAAGTTTGACTTCGACCAACCCGATAGTCCCCAGCCAGACTCAATCTTGAGTACCGATGCGGGGGCATCCATTACCTACGGGTCTGGTATCTACGGAACGTCTCTCTTCGGGACGAAACAAAAGGCCATCTTCGATGTCCAAACAGTCGGTTCGGGGTTCACCGTATCGATTCTTTACGAAACCACAGGAACTAACACAGACGCAGTATTCACCATCGACGCCGCTACCCTCGAATTTGGCACGTATGGGAGGAGATAAGAAAGATGGGAACAGGTTACACCAGAAACGACACCCCGAATAACATTGCAGACGGAAACGTAATCAACGCTTCTGACCTCGACGGTGAGTTCGATGCAATCCAGGCGGCGTTCAACGCAAGCACGGGCCACTCGCACGACGGGACAACAGGCGAAGGTCCCCAGATTACAGCGGCGGGGATTGCCAACGATGCCGTTGCGCTGGGAACCAAAACGACAGGTAACTACGTTGCTGCCGGGGCGGTTAGCGGTGTAGGTCTTTCCGGGTCAGCGTCCAGTGAAGGCGCAACATTCACAGTCACATCCAATGCCACCTCTGCAAACACGGCAAGCACCATTGTAGCCCGTGATGCAAGTGGCAATTTTTCTGCCGGACAGATTACGG